AGAACATCCACCGCAGGCACGGCGGCAGTCGAAGCAGATGTTGGCCTTTTCTTCGTTTCCAAATTTGCTCACAGTATCTATCCCCCACCCCTTTTCTGGTTGATATTCCTCTCGCTGTAAGGAGCCAGCCGCAGAACCCTCCTCTTTGCCATTTTAAGTGCCCTTAGAGCCGCCCTGATGTTCTCTGAAGGAGAGAGGGGGCTCTTGCTGCTGGACGCGCCCCATGGCCCTTCTACGTCCATTTACGCCTAATCCTCCTTCAGCTCCTCCGCACGGACGTAAATCCCTGGAACCTCGGCCCAAAACTTTTCACATGTCTCTGAGGCCACTTGTGCATCATCCTTCCAGAACCCCACAGCGGTCATACAGTCCTTGAGGAGCTTTTGCAGGTTGTCCGTGTCTGGCCTGGTGGTCCGATACGCGCCGTTCTTATGTTTCCCCCTGGGAAAACACCACTTCACAAGCAGCCACACCCCGCCCTCCAATGGCCGGTCCGGTTTGTGCCGCGCCAGGTGGGCGATCAGCTTTGACCGGGCTGCCGCTACTTCGGGGGGATCGTAGCTTACCGGCTTGCCCTTTACAACACGCCATTTCTTTTCCTGGTGCGTGGCGGTGGGCGGGATCATCGGCATGAAAAATTCAATTGACATTTTCTTCACCTCGCTGAAGTGTCATTTTTTCTCGCGCTAAGGGTGGGGTGTCAAAAGGGGGGTGTGTGTCAAAAGCCCCCCTTATAGGGGGGCTTTTGACACCCCCTTTTTTGACACCCACTGTCACAGTTTGATACCCTGTCAATTGACACTTTTGACACCCCCTGTCACACTGTCATTTGACACCTTTGACACCCTGGACACAACCCCATTTTTGCGGCAAAAATCCGGGTGGGCGTCCACTTGATCTTTGACCCAATTCCTGGATTTTTTGGTGTGCTCCATCAGCTTGGCGATGCTCACCTGTCCGGAGCCGTCGGCATCGCACCAGCTGAATGCACAGGCCAATGTGTCAACGGTCTCCTTTTGCCGGGCATCTTTCCCCCGGCTTTTCTTCGGGGGCTGCCATGCCGGGAGTTCTTTATCCGGGTCGATGTCGCCCAGGACGCCGGTCTCATCACAGCGGTGGATGGGGAAATCAAACCAGACATTCACCGGCGCAAATTTCGGGAACTCCCGGAGGGTCCCCTCAATACGCCATGCAGTGCGGCCTTCTGCGGCCCTTCTGGCGGTCTCTGCGGCCTTCTGAACACCCTGGAACCCCTCCTTATCCAAAACGGCCCTGCAAGCCTCTAGGGCGGCTTTTTCACTGCACAGATCATCCTGGCTGACTTCCTCCAATTTCCCCGCCGCCAGGAGGGCCAGCCTACATGCCCGGCCCACGGCGTTGTTGATCTCCTGCTTGCGAAGATCTTCGCTTACCGGCAATTCAATGAGGTCCAGGAGGGCATCGGGATCCCGGGCGAATACACCGGAACCGCTGGCGCGGTCCATGGAGCGTTTGCCGCCCTGATTTCCTTTGCTGTGATGATGGCAGTAGATCACGGCGCAGCTCAGTTCGGTACAAACTTTGTCAAATTGGTTGCAAAAACGCGCCATTTGGTCGGCGCTGTTTTCGTCGCCGGTGATAACCTTGTAAATCGGGTCAATGATAACGGCAAGATAATTTTTCTTCATGGCGCGGCGAATCAATTTGGGGGCCAGTTTGTCCATTGGAATGGAATGTCCGCGAAGGTTCCAGATATCCACGCTGTTTTTGGATGGCGCGCCCATGGCCTGCCGCACGTCCCGGAACCGGTGGAGGCAGCTTGCCCGATCCAGTTCCAGGTTGACATACAAGACTTTTCCCTGGGCGCACTGGAATCCCATCCAGCGAAGGCCCTCCGCGAGGCAGACGGCCAGTTCGATCAGCGCGTAGCTCTTGCCCGCCTTGCTTGGGCCGGCCAAGAGCATTTTGTGGCCCTGGCGGAGCACATTTTCGATCAATGCAGGCGCAAGCTCCGGCAAATCGGTCAAAAGTTCATCTTCCGGGTCCGGAAGGTCGTCGTTGATGCTCTCAATCCACTCCTGCCATTCCGCCCAGGAGGCTTTCCCAAGGTTGGTGTCAATCAGAAATTGCTTTTCCCCATCCCGTATTACGCCGGGCATCCGGCTCAGGCGGGATGGATTCCGATTCTGATGGTCGAGAATCAGGCCGTTTTTGTCACAAATGCGATACAGATAATCGACTTTCTTACGGTAATCCTCATAACTGACCGCGTCGACGCGAACAATCGCATGGAGGCTTTTCCCGCCGGAATGCACCAACGCCGCGATTGGGAGTTCCAACGCTCTGAGAATGGCGTTCTGCTTTCCGATGGGCAATGTGTCCGATTCCACCAGGGCGAACCGGAAATCCGTTACATGTTTATCGGAGGCGTCCTTGCCGTCCAGGGGGTTGAAGCGAATCCAGGCCCCCGCTTTGGGGTTGTAATCCCCGAGAACTTTGCCGATATCGCCGTTACATTTTTCCAAATCTTCAATGAGTTTCCCGGCGGTACGGTCGAACCGTCCCTTCTGGGGGAAATATTTCTGTTTTCCGTCAACGTTTTTCTGAAAACTGCGCGTTACGTAGCCAACATAATCCTCCGAGCTGAAAAGGGCTTCCAGGTATGTAATCAGCTGGCGGGCGGGATCCCAAACCTTCGGCTCCGCCGTTTCGCGGTCTTCCACCCAGTTCTGATCCACCACCACACCGGAACACGACTCGCCGACGCCTATCATGTCGTCCCAGCCCAATATCCGCCCGCCGGTCACAGCCGACTGCCAGCCTCTGGAACGAGCCATCGCTACGATCGTGCCCGCAGTGACAGGATGTTCGCTTCCCTGGAAAGATTCCCACTTTTTCAGGCATTCGCCTAAATGATACCGCGCCGGGTCCCGGCGGCTCCAAGCCTCCCAAACATCGACGGTGAAACGCTCCATCTTCAACGCCATGCCGACATTCAGCCAATCCTGGTAATCCAATTCCGCAGGATCAATGGCATCCAATGCGGAAAGGATTTCGGTTTTGTTTGTCATATTACGTCCCTTCGTATGTCGCTGGATTCACACCGGGCGGAACTCTCCATCTTCCATCTTTCCCGCAGGCTGCCATACGGGTGATCATCCGGTTTGCAGCGTCAAACGACCAATTCCCGACATGCCGGAACCCGAACTGCTCCAGAATACGGATTTGCCGCGGTCTGGACAATCCTTCCGCCTGGCGTTTTTGCAACCGTTCCAGCAAAAGGGACGCTTTCCCGGCACTCTGAATTTCGTCTGGATGGATTCCGAATTTTTCCAGTGCTGTTTTCTGTTCCGCCGACGGCGGCTTCATCTCCCAGCCGAACGAAGGGACGTATCCGGACAGGTCCTCCGCCGCGATGCTCATTTCAAACTGCAACGGGTCCACCAGCTTCCGCTTGCGGCTCCGCATTTCGGCCAATTTCTTAGCAAGGGATTCCTCCCGTTGGGCGACCACATCTTCACTGGCCTTCTGTTCGGCCTGTTCCAGGTCCGCCGGACAGCCGGCCGCAGCCACCAGATTTTCGGTCATTTTCCTCGCAACTTCTTCCGAGTCGCAGATCAAACTGGCGGGATGGCACAGCTCATGGCGGCTGGTGTGCCAGAGGAAATCCAGAAGGAGCAAATCCGTTTTTCCGGGGGAAAGGCGGGTTCCGCGTCCCACCATCTGACAATACAGGGAGCGGACCTTGGTAGGCCGCAGCACCGCCACGCAATCCACGCTGGGGCAATCCCAGCCCTCCGTCAGAAGCATGGAATTACAGAGGACATTGTATGCCCCGGAATCGAAGTCCCGGAGGATTTCTGCCCGGTCTTCGCTGCCGCCGTTGACCTCCGCGGCGCGGAAGCCGCTGGCGTTCAGAATATCCCGGAACTTTTGCGAGGTCTTCACCAGCGGCAGGAATACCACCGTTTTGCGGTTTTCGCAATAGCGGTGCATTTCCCCGGCGATTTGATGGAGGTACGGATCCAGGGCCGTGTCCAGGTCTGCGCTTTTGAAATCCCCCGCCTGGACGCCCACGCCGGACAGGTCCAGCTTCAGAGGAATGGTGACGGCTTTGATGGGGGACAGGTATCCGTCTTTGATGGCTTTGGGCAGCGTGTATTCATAGGCCAGGTGCTGGAAATACTGCCCAAGGTTCCGCATGTCGCCCCGGTCCGGCGTGGCGGTGACGCCCAGGACGCGGGCCCCCGCGAAATGGGAAAGGACCCGCTGGTAGCTGTCCGACAGGGCGTGATGGGCTTCGTCAATAACGATCACGTCAAAGTAGCCGGGCGGAAACTGATTCAGGCGCGTTTCCCGCATGAGGCTCTGGATGGAACCCACCGTTACCATGTACCAACTGTCCAGGCAGGACTCCTCCGCTTTTTCCACGGCGCAGCGCAGGCCGGACGTTTGATACAGCTTATCCGCCGCCTGTTCCAGGAGTTCGCCGCGGTGGGCCAGGATCAGGCAGCGCAGGCCGGCGCGTACCTGATCCTCAATGATCTTGCTGAACACGACGGTTTTCCCGGTGCCGGTGGGAAGAACCAGCAGCGTGCGGGAATACTCGCCGTTCCAATCCTGTTCCACCGCTTCCAGCGCCGCCTGTTGATAAGGGCGCAGCTCCATCAGAACGGAAGGTCATCCCAAGGGGTGGACTGCGTGGGCTCCTGGGTCCACCCGTTGACTTGGGGCTGGGCCGCCTGCCGGGCTGATTGCATGGCAGCGGGATCGTAATCGTAGAATCGTTCCACGCCGTTGGTTTGCCCTTCCGTACCATCCTTTTTGGTGTATGTCCGGGGCTTGAAGCGGGCGCGTCCGGTTGCGCCCACGGCCTCTTTCCAGCGGGGGCGCAGCGGTTCACCACGTTTTTTCTGCCCGATTGCCCGGAAAAATTCAGAGAGTTTCCATTCCAGAGTAGAGAACAGAATCAGTTCGTATTTCACGATTGCAGCGCCTGTGTCCGTTTCCACCTCCAATGTATATATAGCCTTGTCGCATGGGGGCAGCTTGGCGGAACCTGGAAAATGGGCCCGTTCCAAGGAAGTTACCTTGAAGGAATAATCTCCCTCCTCCAAAAGGACAAAACTGCCGGAATCGTTGGAAATTTCGTCGTCCCAGGTCAAAGCATGGGGCTGATTTGCGTAGTCGCTCATGAATCGTTCCTCCTAACAGGTTGTTAATAATGTATGGGATTTGGATCAGTTTTGCACGAGATCGGGCAACCGGTCCGGATTTTCTTGAATCATTTGGACGATTTTGTCCCAGTGTCTGACTACCCAGCGGTTGACAAAATCAACACGTTCCATCGATTCCCAGGGAGTCCCGACCGGGAAACTTCCATGCCGTTTTGCGATTACATCCCGAACTTCCGCCTCAGTCACGCCCGCGCTTTCCAAAAGTGGCTTGAGGACCTCCGGCACATACGGGGCGGCTTCTTTGGGCTCCTGCGTTTCAGGAGTGGACTCCGGTCTCAGCGGGCGGCGGTCCGGGACCGGCGTTTCTGCGGGCGTTTGTTTCGCTGGTTCCGGCGGAGTCGTACCGCCTGCGCCGAAATAAGCCGCCAGCGGGGCAAAACGCAAGGGCAGCTCTTCCGGAAGCCCCAGGCGGTTCTTTGCGTCCCAGCAGGGATGATGCGACGTATAAAGGACCCGCTGACCGCCCTGCGCCTTATGTTTGGTTCCGGCTTTGTCCACGGCGACGGAAAATGTTTTATAATTGGCGAACAGGAGCAGATCAGCCCACTCCTTCATCAGCGGGGAAACCGTTTTTTGCAGTTTCAGTTCCCAGCGGTCATAGGCCCCCAATTCGTCCGGCTGTTCAAATTTCCTCATCTTCGCGTGAGCCGTCAGGAGGACGTTGCATCCCCGCTCCGTGATTTCAGTCAGGGTGTTCAGGAGCCGGCCAAATTCTTCTGCCAGATAGTTGTACCCTTTGCCATAGCCCAGGTCGTCGATGCTGGAAATCTTTTTGGCCGCACAAACATTTGCCATGCAGAGCTGTTCCGCCCAGTCGGCGGTGTCGAGGATCAGCGTACCGCACAGGCCGGGGTTGTCCCAGACGCAATGCACCTGCTCCATCAGCATCGTCCAGCTGGTGGGGCGTTCCGTCCGGGGAACGTCCATAAATTTTGTGCTGCCCTCCGTGTCAATGAACAGCGGCCGGGGGAACTGCGCCGCCAGCGTGGATTTCCCAATCCCCTCTGGACCATAGAGGACAACCTTCATTGCGCCTCCGGTTTTCCCTGTGATGATTTTTAATGGCTTCATACTTAAAATCCCACCTTTCCCCAATCAATTTCCGGCGGGGCCAACTCCCGCCCATCCTCAATGATGATGCTGCATTCGCCGCCGGTGGAAACGCGGGTGGCGATGCCTTGCAGCCCCTCCTCTTCCATCCATGCGCCAAACTCCCGCAGGGTATCCAGATCCATTTGCTCCAACTTGTCTAACAGGACAAACCCGCAAGCCGGGTTCAGGGCCCGGACGATGGCAGTCGCTACTTTTAACTGTCCGCTGCCACTCATACAGTCCCAGGATTTCCCCTGATATGTTAGTTTTCCGTTTTCCACCGACAGCCCTGGGAGAGGAAGCGGGGCCTTGTCCAACAGCGCAATTCGTTCTGCACGGATGGATTCCAGCTGCTGTGCCAATCTTTCATATTGTTCAAAATACGTCTTTGCTTCCATTTCGGCACGGGCCTTTTCCTGGTTTGCAGCTACCTTTTTATTGATCGTTTCAATGTCAAAAAGGCTCTGTTCCAATTCATCTGTGGATTCATCCAATAAATCCAAAGCGTTTTTTTGAGCGGTCTCACAGTCCTGACAAACCGCGGCATATTCCTCTTCCAGTTCACTTAATCGGCGGGCAAGGTCTTGCCTTCGCTGTTCCATCTGAGCCGCCCGCTCCCGTTTTCGCTGGTTCTCTCCGTTTCGATACAAAATTTCCTGTTGCTTTTGAATGAGTTCCAAGGCGGAAACTGGCTCTTTCGGCGCGTCTGCGAAAGAAGGAAGTTCTTTCGCATATTTTTTCTTTTGGTCGGCAATTTGCCCAATGGCATGGCGCTGGCTATATAACTCCTTTTCTTGACGATCCAACTCACGGATTTGATCTTCCAGACCAATTACCCGCAACAGTGTGGCGGCCTTCTCTCCATCGCCGGAAGACATAAATTTCGGGAGGTTCAATGCGAGCTGTTCCACAAACGTATTCAACAGCTGCTGCCCCGCCTGTTTCCCGCTGGGGTCCGTAACTTTTAAGCTCCCGTTTTTCCCGGACCGCTGGACAACAAGCCCATTGCTTAATACGATCCGGGTCATAGGCGGCGTAACAGAGCCATCGCGGACGGCGCTGCTGGGGCGGAAGCGTTCGCCGCCCAGGGTCCAGGCGATGGAATCCAGAATGGTGGTTTTCCCTTGATCATTCCGTCCGCCGATGATCGTCAGGCCGTCCGCCGCAGGGGAAAACTGGACGGCCTTGACACGCTTGACATTTTCTGCTTCAAACGAAGTGATTTTTACCGATTCCATTTGACAATCCCTACTTTCTTTTGTTGTGGCAGAATGCAGCAATATTAAAATTTTTCCTCCCAGTCCAACTGAAATTTTTCGCCTTCCTCAGCGTAATCCGGCAGGTTTTCCATCGTTTCCAAGGAAAGAGCACGTGCAAAAACGGAACAGCCAAAGCAATTCGGCTCAAAACAGCACACGCACGCCAATTCGCCTGATACGCCGCGTTTATCCATTTTTTGTTCTCCTTTTGTTTGGCGGGAGGCCGTGACCGCGCCGCCAATAGCATGTAGTGTAGTAGGATTCTCCCAAGGCGGCAGAAATTTCCGAATCGGTCATCCCCTGCTGGTACATGGTAAGGCGCAGCTCTTTCCGGCGATCGATCTCGGCCCTGGTGGGCATAGCTCTTTTCTGGATAATGGATTCCCCGTGCCGTTCCAGGATGCCGGCGATTTGGCTTCGGCGGCAAAGGTTCATGTCCGCCAATATCCCAATTTGCTCCGGTTTGTGTGTGTCTGCCGTGAGGCGGTAATCCCGGCAGATTTCTGCTTCCGTCATGTACATAAGGTTTCCTCCGGCTTGCGGCGGTAGGCAAGCCAATATTTTCCGTAAAAATAATCTTGTGGACGTTGCGCCACATTGCTAGGCAGGATTGCCCAATGGGGAGTTGGAGAATCATCCCGCAATCCAACGTGCCAGTAAGGCTCCCCGTCCATCTCCCGCAGTTCTTCCAGGGACAGCGGGGCTCTTGACGGTATTGGCTCTGCATCAATCGCCGGGGCGTTGTCAAACGCGTCAATGATTTGATTTGCCCGGTCATTCGTCCCGTCGCTATGTAAAAGAGCGTACACGATCGCCATAAACTCATCGCGGTACGTGTCGTTATCGTACAGTTTCATTCTGTGCCTCCTTTGTCACCTCAATGTGGTATCATACAAATCTAAAAGCTTCATAAAACATCCCCAAAATGTACGAGATTGTTTTCCGCTATGGTGTCCAAACAAGGGCTTTTGTCCAATAGCTTTCCAAACCCTTTCAGCGGGTATGTCGTATTGAGACCATTTGAAAATCAAGATTCCATCCGGCTTCAACACTCGCATACACTCAGCAAACCCATCGTGCAACATCTGAGGCCAGTTATTGTCCAGTTTCCCGTATTTCTTAACCAACCACGACGTTTCCTTCGCGCTGATCAGATGGGGCGGATCAAACAAAACCAACGAAAACGTGTTGTCTGGAAACGGCAAGGCTGTGAAGTCGCAGAGAATATCTGGGTCAATATTCAGTGAACAATTTCCCGCATTCTTCCAAAATTTGTAGTATGTTTCCCGTCGGCAGTCACAATACAAAGCGGCGGGATGGTGCTTATCAAACCAGGTTGTACGGGCTCCACAGGTCACGTCCAGGATTTTCTTATTCGTCATACATCCTCCTGTTCTACCCAGTAGACTGTCGCTGTCCGCACGCCCAAGGCTATAGCTTCTTCATGGCTGCTAACGCAGAGATCAATATGATTCCCCGTCACCATGGAACCGATATCGTCGGCACGGTAATAATGAATTTCGCCATCACCATAGTCAACCAGCACATCGCTGCCCAATGGGATGACCGCCGGGTCCACCGCTACGGTGACATAGGGTGTTGCCTGAACGCCAGTAATTGTAAAGCCATCCGACTTTCCACAGCAAGCTACACAAGCGTCGTAGTGGGTAACAGTGCAGTTCTCGATCACCTGGGCCCGCGCCAGCAGGGCCGCTTCAATCAACTCGTTTTCGGTCATCCCTGGGACGCTGCGATGTAACTTTTTCAGGGTCCTTTCCGTTCTGCGGCGCGTCAGAATTTGAACCGTGACCGTCGAATTTTGCGGAACGTTCCTCGAATGCTGTGTTGCTTCGCTTGATCGCAGGATGCAAAACAGAGTCAAAGCAAGCAGTAGCAGAAAATTGACTGCAAATATGCGAAGCGGTCGGTGATCCGGTGGCTCAAAATCCGATTTGCAACGTTCTTGATGCTTCATAAATTATCCTCCTTTCCAACAATTGACGTTCCTCTATGCCACTTTACAAAACCTCCCAATGGATGATTGGAGAGAATCGGGTTTTCCAGAATCCAATCCAGTCCAACCCCCTTGTAAGTGTTTTTGCCGATTTTGACGGCGGTGGGAATTCCTGCGCGTTCCAACCTATATTTCCGCGCGAAGTCTCCTAGTGTTTCCATAGCCTCCTCCTTTCTCAAAAATTTTTAAGTATGAACACAAACAGGTTAATCCCGCTGGATGCAATGGCGGCGTATAAAATGCCGCAGATTGCTTGGAGCTTGTCCAAATCTATGGGATCCCGTTCGATGTGCAGTTCTCCGCCGCAAAATTTCAGGTCGATTTTCATAATTTCTCCTTCCTGCGGCTTGACAGAAACAGAGAGTTGTGCTATATTTGTTCTATCAAGCCCGTTTGATGCTTGTCAGCCGGTCTTGCCTGCCCCGCTGGATGGTCGCACATTCAGCGGGGTAATTCTTTTGTTTTGTACGGCTATGCAATTTGTGCAGCTGCTATAATACCGTTTGTTTTTATCCTTGCCCCGCCGATGCCAGATCGCCCGGCGGGGCTTTTTTATACGTGCTGCACGGCTTCCTGGCGGGTAATGTAATGGTGAATTCCAGGTGCACGCTCATTCCAACGGTTCGTGTCAAAGTTTGAGACTTCCATGGTTTCGCCTACGGTATAGACAAAATTAGGGTCATAATCACTACATACGTGGTTTCCTGCTGATACCCCATCTGTGTTTGTAATACTTATAACTCTTGCTTTGCTTGCACGACACTTTCGGCTGGTGGCAGAAGATCGCTGTGCATCCGCAGGAATTTCCAGCTCTATAATCAGACCGCCCGCTTTTTTCCATGCGGTATATTGTCCGCTTTCTGGGCATTGCAATGCCCAGAATTTTGTTGATGTATTAACTATTACATTTTTGAGATTTGCCCCGGAGAGCTTGGCTTTGTAGAGATTGGCCCCGGAGAGATTGGCCTCGGAGAGATCAGCCCCAGAGAGATCAGCCCAGGAGAGATTGGTCTCGAAGAGATCAGCCCCAGAGAGCTTGGCCCCGTGGAGATCAGCCCCAGAGAGATTAGCCCCAGAGAGATCAGCCCCGTAGAGATTGGCCTCGGAGAGATCAGCCCCAGAGAGCTTGGCCCCGTGGAGATCTTCTCCATGAAGATCAAGTCTTTCTCCGTCTGGTTCTCCGCGCTGCCATTTCCCATGCTTTATAATCCTTTTTTGTAATTCTTCCGTATTCATCGGACAGCTTCCCAATTAAAGAGATTTAAGGGCTTCGTTCCAAGCGTCTTTCAAAGTGGGTGCCTGCACCACGCAAATAAACAGGTCCGCATCCGATTTTGTAGTTATGCGCCAGAAATTTTCAGCAATCGGCTCAATTTGGAGTATTTTCTTCATAAATATCCTGCCTTTCTTTGCAAACCAAGAGAGGGTGAAACCGCTAGCTGACAAACAAATTTGCGTAGAGTTCATTGAGCCTTGCCAGCTGTGCCGCGGTTTCCTCCGGGCTTTTCGGCGGAGCTGCAGGGGTAAAATTTTTTTGGATGTTGTTTTTTCCTGGATATTTTTTGTAGGTTACCGCTTCCACAAGGGTAGGCTTCCCTTCAAGCATCAGGGTTTGAAGCCCTATCTGCTTGGTGATTTCCACTTGGACTTCCTTCCCGCTGACAATTTCAGTTTTGTATGTAACGGTTGTCTGAATCGCCGATTCCATATTATCGCCTCCCTCTGATGGTATGCGGCTCAGGCTGTCCTTATTGACCAGCCCCTGAATGCCGGACTAAATTTGTTGGTTTTTTGTTGCGTAGCCCCGGCAGGGCCGACACAACGGGCCACGCTGGCGGCCTTCCAGCGATTCGGTTACAATTACTTGGATAACCATATCCCACAAAAAGATGAGGACATTGACCTAAGCGCATTGGAATAGCTCAAATCTTGGACCTCAGCATAGCTTTTTCCAATATTGAAAATGCTGTGCTGAGGGCTGCTTTTGCATCATAATAAGTGCATCCTTATGAATTCCTTGAAAAATTCCAGGAGCTTGTCGATTTGCTCGAACTTAGAGAGAACCAATCCGCTGAAATCGGAGATAAGCCCGATGTTCTCAGTGATGAGGTCCAAAGTTCCGTTGAGCCTGCTGCACTCGAAAAACAGCCTGATAGTCAGCCCAATCAAGAGACAAACCAAAATAGTCAGCCATAATACCTGCCGTTTCAGCCTCTGGATATCCTTCTCGATATCGGGGGCTGAATTCTTTTTCGGGGCCACAACCATCCTCCTTTCTCACGCCGTATCCCGCTCTGCTCAAGCACTGAAAATAGCAATTGCGTTTTTCTTCCTGTTGCGGTATAATTTTACGCATATCGACAGGAAGGTGAACCAGAATGATTGCAGATGTAGTCTTGCAATGGGCAAAAACTAATCCAACTGCGGCAATTGCGTCATTAAGTCTGATGCTGTCTTTGTATAATCTGGCTAATGATCTCATTTCCAAAAGGAAAAATTTTAGAATCCGGATATATAGCATCAAATCCTATAAAGATGTGACATATCTCCATATTGGGATTGAGAACAAATCCAGGCTTTCTATTGCCGTGACGCAATTCTTTCTGCTGTGCGGAGAGGGAAAAACCGCTTGCACACCTTCTTCGACTCTATTGCGTGAAACAATCCGCCGTTCTGGAAAAGAAATCACTGGCGTGCGGCAGATATTCTCAACTCCAATGCCTATCGCTGTATCCGGGCTGAGCGCACAAAGTGCTTTTGTTCTTTTTGAAGGGATGCAAGAACTTCCAGAAGATTCCGCCACTCACTTGACTGTTCAAGTCTGCTCCACCCGTGGGCGTCCAGTTCAAATGAAACTTGAACTGCCTGCGGGCTGGGCCTCCCAAAGAAATACGTTGTGACCTCATACTCCGCTTGAATTCGTTCAACGTCAACGGGGACTTTCCTAACGGGAAATAAACCCTTTCCAGATTTCCGCGCCATCAATCGTTATCTTGACCTCCTGCCGTTCTTGTGCCGCCACCACAAGGGCGGCAATTTCTTCTGTAGTGGCGTCAATGGGAATTTGCAATTCCTCACCCCCTCCCTACGCCCCCGGCTTGATGTCCTCGGACAGGTAATAGTCCATATTAAAGTCCGGGAACATAGCAGACAACTTTTTTACTTCCTTGTAAGTAAAATCACTGGAACCAGAAAGTTTGTTGCGAAGCGACTTTTCAGATATTCCGATGAGTTCCGCACAGTTCTTTACTGTCATTTGCTTGGAATCAAGAGCTCTCCTTAATCTCAGCATCAGTTCACCTCCTCATTTTTACCCTGCGGGGTAACTCATATGCATACTATACACCCTACGCCGTAAGTTGTCAAGCCTTTTTTTACCCTATGGGGTAAAATTTTTCTTGCATTATATTTTCTGCTGTGGTACTATATTAAACTAAGGAGGTGAGATAATGGATTTTCTTCATAAGCTTGATTTTCTTATGGAAAAATATGGGCTTAATAAGAATTCAATGTCACAGAACAGTGGAATACCATACACAACGATTGATGGATGGTATAAAAAAGGATACGATGGTTTGAAACTCTCCACTTTTAAAAAACTTGCGGAATATTTTAATACAACTTTGGATTTTTGGATTAAAGACGATGTTACTGACCCAAACTATGGAAAATCTAGTGGATTTGAAGTAGATTTCACTGAAATGGAACACATAAAAAAATACCGCTCCCTTGACCAATACGGTAAGAAAGCGGTGGGTAGTGTATTAGATGTAGAGTATCAGCGATGTACTGAGCTAATGCAGAAATCGCCGTATGATCTGAAAAAGGCAGTCTATATTATGAAGTGGTTTCCCACCATGCCTATGAGTGCAGGAACGGGTCAGCCAGCTGGGTATGACGAAGCTGAAGAATTGGACTTGACGAAGCGACCTCCCCGAGGTGCATCCTTTTTGGCCGCAGTCAGCGGAGACAGCATGGAACCAACCTACTACGATGGAGACAAGCTGTTTGTCCGGTCCTGTACCGAGATAATACCCGGTCAGACCGGTGTGTTCTTTATGGACGGACAGCAGTGGATTAAGGAACTGGGCGACGGCGTTTTGATTTCGCACAACCCCGCCTACCCGCCCCGGCCTATGACGGAGGATGTCCGCTGCCAAGGTCTGGTGCTGGGCATCTGCGACAAAAGTTATTTTGAGTAACCGCCCGTCAGGTGCAGAAATATAGAAGGAGAAAGAATATGGAATTCAACGAGAGCTTAATCCAGTTTATCAAGCGCGTAGAATCCTTGAAAGACTCCATTCAAACCGAAGAAGCTACGAAAACTGCAATCATTATGCCATTCTTTTCACTGCTGGGCTATGATGTGTTCGACCCAAAGGAGTTTGCCCCGGAGTATGTGGCCGACGTAGGTATTAAGCGGGGCGAAAAGGTGGACTACGCCATTTTGCAAGATGGTAACCCGGTTATCATCATTGAAGCGAAATCTATAAACCGGAACCTGGAAAAGCATGATTCCCAGCTTTTCCGCTACTTCTCCACCACGCCTGCGAAATTTGCGATCCTGACCAACGGCGTTCGCTACCGTTTTTATACGGACCTCGAAAATCAAAACAAAATGGATGTGCTGCCGTTCCTGGACTTCGATCTGCTTCACATGAAAGAAAGTCAGATTGAGGAATTGAAACGATTTCGGAAAGAGACTTTCAGCGTTTCTAAAGTTTTTGACGCGGCTTCCCTCTTGAAATATCAAAGCCGCTTCAAGGGAATACTGGCAGAAGAATTCCAAAGGCCGTCGGATGACTTTGTCCGATTCTTCTTGCAGGACGTCTATTCCGGGATGAAAACCCAGGCTGTTTTGGAGCGGTTCCGCCCCATATTACAGGGTTCTATGCAGGAATTCATCAGTGAAACCATGAATGACAAAATCAAAACTGCACTCTTTGCGCGTGAGGACTCGGATAATCCACCCACCCCAGGAGTATCTGCCGAGCCGGTAAAGGAATCTACGGCAAAGCCTACACGTGCGGAGATGAACGCATACTATCACTTAAAGAATCTATTTGCAAACTATGTTAATCTGGAAGATATTACATACAAAAAGACGGAATCTTATTTAGCCGTCTTGTATAAAGGCAATGTTCGGAAATGGATTTGCCGCCTCATCGTCAATGGGATTCAGCTAATTGTCGTCATACCGGACGAAGATAAAAAAGAGATTCGGTGTGGCCTTGCAAATATCTATGAAATTGGGAATTACAGCCGGTATATGCTCGGAGTTATCAGCCGGTATACAAAACTACTGAAGCCAATAGAACCAGCGGAGGATATGTATCAAGTTGTCATCAGCCGCCGTTTCTCAAAGCATACAGACCCTAATGCCCTGTTAGAAAAGGAAACCTGATACATAGAAAAGGAAACCAAGATAAACCCCGCCCCGGCGTTATCCCGCCGGGGCGGTTGAATAAGCGAGGTGATTGTTTCGTGGATTATAAAAAAGATATGCTGGGCAAAACCGCTGCGGCCTATCTGCGAAAATCCCGCATGGAGGAAGGTATGGAGACCGATGAGGTTCTTCACCGGCACCGGGAATGGTTAAAGGAGTGCGCCCAGCGGCATGGGCTGGATATCGTGGACTATTACCCGGAGGTCGTCAGCGGAGAAAGCCTGTACGCCCGCCCGCAGATGCTTAAAATGTTGGAAGCGGTGGAGATGGGCCGGTATGACGCGGTACTCTGCATGGATCTGGACCGGCTTTCCCGCGGCCGCATGAAAGATCAGGGAATCATCCTGGACGCGTTCCGGGAAAGCGGGACGCTTATTGTGACGCCGGATAAGGTGTATGATCTGGCGGACGAAATGGACGACGAAATGGCGGAGTTCAAAACGTTTATGTCCCGCCGGGAATACAAGATCATTAACAAACGCCTACGCCGCGGCTTGCAGCGTTCTATCCGGGATGGCTGCTATGTAGCAAACGCGCCCTACGGGTACAAAAAGATTACGGTGGACCGGCGGCCCACCTTGGAAATCTTTGAGCCGGAGGCCCGGTTTGTCCGAATGATTTTCGATTTGTACCTGCAAGGATATGGATGTGTTTCCATTGCCGGGCAGATCAACGCGATGGGCGCACGGCCCCACCGGTCGCCGCAGTTTGGACGCGGCAGCATTGCGAAGATTATCCAAAATCCGACTTACATCGGAAAAATTGTATGGGATCAAAAAACGCACATCAAGAAAAACACAAAGGGCAATTTGAAACACATTACTATCTACAACCCCAGAGAAAAATGGACGATCACAGATGGACTGCATCCTCCCATCATAGACAATCAAACTTTTGAAAGGGCACAGGAAATTATGAAAGGCAGATACCGGCCGTCGAAACGGGACGGAACCATTAAAAGCCCGCTGGCGGGCCTCGTACAGTGCGGAAACTGCGGCGGGAATATGCAGCGCATGACCATGAAAGGCGAGCCGTACCTGCTCTGCCCGAAAAAAGGCTGCTGCGCGTCCGCGAAATTTTCTTTGGTAGAAAATGCTGTCCTTGATCACTTGGGCGATATTTTGAAAGAAATGAAAATAGAGCTGCCTGAGCAGGAAGCGGATACCACCTCTTTGGAAACCGCGCTTTGCGCCCTTGAAAAAGAGCTGTCTTTGGCAAACCGGCAAAAAACGCGTTTGTATGAGCTGCTAGAACTGGGCGAATATGATCTTCCTACTTTCCGGGAACGCATGGCGGCTGTCACCAGAAAACTCGCAGACCTGGAAGCCCGGCGCAGCGAGGCCAAACAGAAGATTGAAGATGCGAAGAATTTTGACAGCAAAGAACGGGCGAAGAAGATACAAAATGTTTTGGATGTGTACCGGTCAAGCGAGCCGCCGGCGCAAAACGCGCTGTTGCATTCTGTAATAGCTTCTATCCGCTATTATAAAGAAAAGAAGTCAAAACCGTCGGCGTTTAACCTTGTTTACCACTTGAAATAGTCAGAAAATTTTTTTTGCGAAAGAACTTATAAGACGCTATATCTTCCTCGTAAGATATAGCGTCTTATAAAAAATTTTACAGCTTTCCAAGTTTACGCATAACGCTTTCGTAAGTACGCTGATTGACGACGCGAAGCGTGTCCATCAATTCATCCATAACCGCCCAGGCAGAGGCCGGGTTTTTCCCGGCTACCGCCTGAAGAAAATCACTGTCCCCATATTGGTTCAGTGTGGATTCGGCTGGCATGGAAGCCTCGGAATAGGACGCGGCCTGTGCAGCGGGGACCGACAGGCCCAGCATTTCGTTCCGGCAGGTGTAGAGCGCGGCTAGAAGCATGTAACGGCTTTCCGTGCTTTCCTGATTTTCGAGCTGAGAAATCCCCCACTCGATTTCCTTGAGGTTTGGCGCAGTCAAAACAGCTGCACCCCCTTTGTCACGCGTTCTCCAACTTCCGCATAAAACGGCGGATATCCTCCCGGTCCTGTTCCGTCGCGGAATCCAAGGCCGCCTCTAAGTGCTCCATCATTTTACTCCGTCCGTCGTCCCGGCTGTATCGGCCGCGGCTGTCCCGGCGGGAGCTGTAGCCATCCTGTCTGTCGCCTCGCATACCATCTCGGCTGTAATGGCCTCGGACATAGTGCTGTCCTCGGTTGGCGGAGCTATAGCCTTCGCCCTCTTCCAACATGCAGATTTTATCAATGTTCTTAATGGTATCTGTCAGTTTATGGGCAAGTTCCAGATCGCCGGGGCCAATTTCGGGCTTACGGTCGATTTCTTCCAGTTCTTCCCACAGTTTTTCTTTCAGTTTATCCATGTCATTCTCTCCTTTCAGGCCACGCGCTCAACAATGAGGTTTGGGTTCGCTACGTTGATCGCCTGGGTACTGATGTTTTTCACGGACAGGCTGAGGCAGCAGCCCCGGTCCACATCGATGTAGGCAGTGGAGAATACGTTGAAATATTCCTCCACGGCGGCGGGCGTTACGGTGGCGATGGCGCTGTTCAGGGCCTCCCCGTTGATGGCAAGCGCAACAGAAATTGCACCTGCAGTTCCACCGGTAGGCACGGCAATATTGCCGCCAAAGGTGACCTTGTACCGAGCGCGGCACTGGTTGGTGCTCCCCCGCAGGGCAACAAGGCCGCTGCCCTCTCGATGGGTAACATAGCCCCGGTTGCAGCAAACAGGCGTCTCGGTAAAAAGCACGTTCTGGTTGACCGCCACGGTCATGGGACGGCGTTCTTATCATTTAAAACTTTCCTTGAAAATATATATGGCACGTGTTACAATCTGCCCGTGAGGGGAATGGAACACGAAAGACAAAGCCCTGCTCCTAAGTTGATTGGAGGTAGTATCATGTTGTTCGTTTATCCCGCAGTTTTCCACAAGGAAGATAAAACTTATTGGGTTGAATTTCCCGATTTGGAGGGCTGTCAGACTTATGGTGGGACGCTCAACGAAACCATGGCCTGCGCCCAGGAAGCCCTTGCCGGGTATCTGCTGACGCTGCTGGAAGAAAACCGTGAGCTTGTTCCACCGTCTGATGTGTCGGCGGTCTCCTGCGATGGCGACAGTTTCGTTACCTTAGTCGCATGTGACATCAACCAGTATCAGGATACAAGGGCAATCAAGAAAACCTTGACCATTCCGGCGTGGCTCAACGAACGCGCGGTATCTATGGGGATCAACTTCTCCCAGGTTTTACAGGAAGCCCTCATGACAAAAATTCAGGCAAACAGAATGTAACGGCAACCCATGCACAGCATATATCCGGCCCACGCCGCCGTCCGGGGAGAGCGTGTAAACGCCTTTATCAAACGGGCAATTCAGGCGACAATGGAATGAAACGAAAAGACCACCGGGGCTACCCCCGGTGGTCTTCATGTGCGATTGCATCCACTATTTTCATGTAGGCCCTCTGCCTCCGCCGCTTGATGACCTCCGGAGAGGTATTGTGTTCCCGGGCGGCTTGCACATAACTTTTTCCCCGCACATCGCACTCGATCAAGAAAAGTTCTTCCTCCTGTGGAAGCTCAAATGCCTGGATATACGAAATTGCCCGTTTGGGCGACATACTTTGCAGCAGTGCGCGGATGGCGCGGTGTTGGCTGTTCAAAAGCCGTCACCGTCCTTTTTTCCTTCCTCTTGCCGCCCGTGGTTTTCGGGGACGCTTTGCGCCGGGCCTGCGAACTTGCACCTGTCTTGCCAAACTTAATCACCTTGTGCGGCAGCGGTTTCCGTACCGGTGGTCTGAACCTGCGTATGGTTGTTGAAATCCTGGTATTGATAACTTGTATCCGGGGTAAGGTATGCCAACAAAATAAACGCCAAAAATACAAGGGCCCATAAAAAATTCGTGATAATCAGTGCACAGCGCCAGGGTTTCGTTAACTTTTCCGTGGCCTCCACCATATCGCCAAAGCTCTGAATCTTTTCCGTATCGTTCATACCGCCACACTCCTTTCTTTAGATTTTAACACGGCTTTCATCGGGTTTCAAGTTTTTCCAAACGCTTTATGGTAGTTGTAAAGCAAGGAGCACATTTGCTGTCTGGTGATTGGCTGAGAAAGCATCAAATCCCCCTGGGTATTGCCATTGAGGATTTTGTGCTTCTTAGCCCACTCAACGGCTTCCCTATGTGCGGGGCTGGGCGTATTGTCCATAATTTTTTCCTCCTTTTCATAATTGGGCCGGATATAAGCGGTAACGGTGGAAGTTTTGCGCGTCCTGCGGCAGACCATGCCGCCGTTGGACTGGCTCCCGGCGGTTCCGGGCGAGGTATTGCCTTCGATAGCGGTGATCATGCCTTTTCCAACGCTCTCCACAATGCCGGTATGTCCAAAATTGTAAATGATGATGTCTCCCGGCTGGGGAGATTTGACAACACTAGCGGGGCGGTTTTTCTTGTACCAATTCAGCAGAGCGGAACAAGAGGCGGTTGTATAGGGCAATTTGGCTCCGGCCTGCGCAAAGACCCACTGAACAAACGCCATACACCAGGGATAGGCGCTGCCGGAAACTGCCCGGCCATAAAACCAGGTATTGTATTTGACATGGTTGGAGTTGGCCGGGGACTCCTTCACCCCCAGTTCGGTGCGGGCAATGTTCAAGACTTGTTCAACCGTTGTCATCGTTGTCACCTTCGTAGATAATTTCCAGGCCATAGGCTTTCGCAGCTTCATGCTCAATGCGGCATCCACGGGCATTCTCCCAACCTTTGCAGAAATAAGCGGTATGGCAAAGGCTCATATTCTCAAGGCTTTTAGCAAGGAAACAGAGGGGAATTTGAACAACGCCCCGCGCCTTCATGTTCTCATCGTTATACCATTCGTCGGTAAACAGAGTATTCACAATCTCATATCCGTGATTTGTCAGAACTTCGATTGCCTGATTTCTGGTTTTGACAATCTCTTTGTCGGTTTTTCCATTCATTGGCTGACTCAGCATGGCTTTTTTCATAATATTTGTACTCCATCATTTATTGGTCGTATTTTCCAGTTCTTTGTGCAGCTTCAGCACCGCCGCTTCAACCGCATTGTCTATCTCCTTGTCATTCAGGCAATACCCCTTCTCTGCCAGAAAGTCCAGCACATACTGTTTCCTCGCCGCACCGTCGAGGTTGTGGTAGAGCTGCTGTGCCGCGGCCACGGCAATCTCCACCCACTTGAGCATTTCTTCCCGGTCCTGCGCGGTGGTCTTACGCTTGAGCCACGGGATGACAAAGGCTGTGATCAGCGCGGCAATTAGCAGAATTGCGGCATTCACAACCGGCGTCAGGTCAATCATAGCGTTCCTCTCTTTCTCCGGGCCTGTCCCCGGTCCATACTTTGCTGATTTTAATTCCCGCCAGCAAGAGAGCTTCCACGCCGCCCGCGCCAAGGGTGTACTGGATGAGCGTGTCCGGCACCGCGCCCTTGACGCAGAAAACGGCGGTCATGGCGATGATAAAGGCTAGGGCAAAGAGTCCCATTGCCAGAAGGATTCGATTGGAAGTCTTCACAGCCCGACCCTCCCCAGCAAGAATGCGATAACGGCGGCGCAGACGGCCCAGACTGCCTTCTCCACGAGGCTTTCCCAGCGTTTGCCGGGCTTGTCCCGCAGCTCCTGGACGGTGTTTTTCTCCTCCTGCAAGGCGGTTTTGATTTCTTCCGTATCTTCCTTGATCTGGTTCAAACGCTCCTCAATGACCGCAACCGAGGTGTGAGAAGCGTCCAGCTTCTGGTAAATCTCTTTATGAGATTCCTTATTGTGTGCGCTGTCCTGCTCCAACACCTCAATACGCGGCAGCAGCGGGCAGTCTCTGGGGTTGTCCGTGCAGATTTCAGGCATGATGCTCACTCCTTTCCGTCGGTGGTTTTGGTGTATTCAATGGTCAAAGAAACCGTTTTCCCGAACAGATTCGTGCTATGACTTAATACGACCACTGTTGAATAAGGGTTAATTGCAATTTCCACAAATGGACTTACATTTGTCCAAACCAACCCGCCGGCATTGTAAAAACACATCATATTCACACAGGTTAACTCGGCTATATCAGAGATCGTGGCATTCGGGAAGGCCGTCCATGTATCTGCGTTTGGAAATATGTCGCATAATACCCGCCTATACAACGGCTTCCCGTCAATCCACGTTCCAATCCTGGTCTCCTCCGTGGAATACACATTCTCCACCGGTACGCTCTCCGCTGCCTTGATGCAGAACAGCACCGCCATGTTTACCGGGCGGGAAGTATATTGAGCGGCCACAGGCCCCGAATGTACCGTTGCCGAGGTTTCTGAATAGGTCGACTGTATAGGCCCTGTTGTATCCGTATAATCCGGCCAATTGCCGTCCAGGCTTGGATTTTTTCCTACAAAAAAGCCTTTTCCATAAGCCGCTACATAGATATTCGGGATTCTGGTGGCCTCCTGTTTTTCACCAACATCCCCGCTTAATGGTTCTTGCGATTCGCCGTGATATCCCCGAAGGAACAGATTCCGCATATCCGGCACGGCGAAGGAAGCTGCGCCGTCCCCACCAAAGTGATTCGCCGCGCCAAACTGCTGTTGGAAGAATCCGGCAAGTTCCGGGTAATCCGAAAGGCTGTATTCCGCGCCGTTGCAGATCAGATAATCCTTCGGCGCAGTCAAGCCTAAAAAGCTGATAACCGTTCCGACTGGGTTCCCATCTGGGCCTGCTGGGCCGCGTGGACCGCAAAGGAGTTGACCTTTATAATATGCGTTCATAATTTCACCTCACTTCCAGCGTCCTGTAATATAAATGGAGACCTTGTAAATCCCATTATCACGTGGGATGTTTGATACAAAAACGAAACTTCGATCAATATCTCCGGTCATTAGCCACACCCATTTCAGTCTGATGGGGGCAACGGAAACGGAATATGAGGATATTAACGGCAGCGGAGTATTTAGGACAAACGCATTCGTAAACCAGATAGCCGCGCCCTGTGTCCAGGAAGTAACATTATGCTCATAAATACACGAAAGTTCACAATATCCATCAGACCACCTCCGCACGTGCCAGCCATCTTCGGTATCATACTCCTGAATGGAGAGCGGTACGGGCAGCCACGGCGGTTCGTCCACCAGATACACCGCCTCCGCCTGCTTCTCCTCCTCGGACAGCCCATCGTACTCCTCCTTTGTAAGAGGCGTCACCGGCGTTTTGACGGAAATGCCGCCATCTTTTATCAGAACCGTTTCATCCGGTATCAATCGGTCCTGCTTGCCGCTCAGAGCGGTTTTGATCTTCGTCCAAAGCTCCTGCGTCCGTTGACCGTTCAGGTA